TGTTGTTCATGAAATCAACAATAACATTGTTACGGTTGTTGGAATCGACGTTGATGTACTTGACACCACGATCAACTTTTTCTTGGAAGTACTTGATGTCGCCCTTATCACCACGTTCGACTGCAGCTGCAAGACATTCTTCTGCGTCTGCAAAGATGAACTTAGAAGGTGCTTTACCTAAGATGACAGATCCGATATATGCAGACTTCTGCCACCATTCCCAACGTGAATACTTGTTTGCTTGGAATGCAAGGTCTGCTTCTTGGAACTGACCGATTTGATCACGGTATGCGTCCATTGTAAAAACTGCATCTTTGTAGGTCATTTGACGGAAGTATTTCATAATGTATATCTCTCACTATTGGTTACAGATATAATATAATACATCTGCAACCAAATGTCAAGCACTTTTTTGAATTAATTTCAAAAAAAATTAATTTTTCCAGAAACTGTGTTGGGGATTGTCTCCAACTCGCCAAATCACCGCATCAGAGTGGGGAACTTGATAGTGGTCTAACCATTGGTGAGTAACCTCGTAATCTTCGTCGACATCACGTCGACACTCAATAAGTATGGTGTATCCTTTCTTCTGCCATTCCAACATTTTTTCAATCTGTAGGATTGAAGGTTGTGCATTATAGATCCCATACTTGTCTTCGGGTGTATCTCCAACTGCAGCAATACAAATGGATTCCATATCAACTACGACTGTAGGTTTCATGTAAATAGTCCTTCCACATCAAAATCGGGGATTTCTGGTTCTCCGTTCGACCAAACGAATTCATGATTATACTTCTTGTAAGGTTGTGTTGCATAAAAGTCTTCCATGCACACTAGTTCTGCGTTAGGAAGTTGTTTATAGAGATATGCAAGTCTCTTGTAGTTGTTCATCAACTGACCAGTACAAAGTTTAGCAAATTCCCAATCACGGATATTAATGTCACGCACAACTCTTTCCACTTGATACTCAGTACCGACATGCATATTCCAATGGAAGTCTACTAGTCTTGGGTCTCCACTCTTTCTGTCGTGTTTCAATCCATTCTTCCCAAACTCACCATTCGCCCGCATACCGACCCAAGATTTTACCTGATCTGCCCAGTTGCGACGATACAGGACATACACTTTATCACATGATTGTGCGATCTCCAAGTCATGTTCTGGATCTATGTTTTTTAGCCATGGTTGAACTACATGATCAGGCATAAGTTTGAAACATGCAGGCGTACCCTTTTTGAGTTCATCTTTATAGATTTGTTTGAAATCTCTTTGTCCGAGTTTAGAGTATTCATCAGGCGGAACAATCCCATCACGAATGTTTTCTAATTCCTTGAACGCTGCTAATGCAGGACCATAGTCCCAAGGACGTTCATGACTAAACAACTCACCCTTGTAAGGTAAGTTGTATTGTTCTGATTTCAAAAGGGTGAATGCAGTACTTCCTGTGCGGAAGTTTGTAAGAATACATACGGTGTTTGTCATTTTATCTCCAACTATCGAATGATGTCGATATCACTATCTGCAGTCCATATCTCCAAGTCATTCCGCAATCTATCTTCTTCTTTTAGTTTGTTGTACCGTTTGGTTGCGAGTTTGCGCCACCATTCAATGACATTCTTCTGGTAGAACTTATCATAGTTCTGCGCACGGACAATCTCATCAGTCTTACCGTTAACGATATCAATGTAGTTTTCGATACCGTAGTTAGAGACGTAGTAACGTTTCTGTTCAGTGAGACCTTTTGCATTCTTGATTGTCTCGTTGAACTTCTTCAGATCATCACCAGACAAAGACTTTTTGATCAGTCCAATAATTGCATTCGTCATTTTAAGTTTACGACTAGATGCACCCTCTTTGACCAACTCACCACGCCCAACAATCTCTTCAACGTAAGCGACCAAGTCAAGGTATGGTTTACCATGCAACATAGGAATGAAATCAGACATGGTATTACCCTTGTAACGCAACAAAGGTTTCATACCATCATACATAGACGCACCCTTGGTGTTTCCATACAAGGATGTTGTCTCGAACATGACGAGATTCATTCCATATTTCTTGTTGAGTTGTTCTCTAACCTCGTGCGTACAACACAGTGCAGCGAGAAGTTTACCACCAAGATAATTGTAACCAAACGGTTGACAGGGAACGATGACGAACCCCATCATAGCAGTCTTATTGAAGTTAGTAAGATCTGGCACACCACCCAAAAGATCGTTGCGTGGTTTACAGTTGATCACTGGACTACCAAAACGCATGAAACCCACAAACTGACCAGTCTTCTTTTCTCTGACTGCAAGTTTGAGGGACTTGCCTGGGATGGACACCATATTACTATGACTACTAATCATATTTAGACAGGTGTCCCAAGTTGTGTTGTCCAGTTCAACGACCTCAATCTCCATGTCTTCTGGTGACATAGAGAAGTCGTCAAACATGTCTGTATCAAATCCAAATCCTGGCAGTGTTTGAGGTAACGCAGCAATCTGCGCCATCTTCTGATCACGCATGTATTGGTCAATCCTTTCGAACTGACCAAAGTAATCGTTGAAGATGTTAGCGCAGTGTAATGCTTGTTCTGTGTTTAGAACATCAGTCAAGAGTCAAGTTGCTCCATGTTTTAAGTTTCTCACGTTTCGCTTCTGCACATGCATCCACGTTGTTCCAACTGATGAGATCATGTTCATGCAATAGGTTCAACATACACATAAGATCACCTACTTCAGATTCGAGTTTCTGATTACTGTCATAACCAAATCGGATCATCTTTGCACATTCGATTGCAACTTCACTACATTCTTCTGCAAGGATGACCATCAACTCATCACGTTCATCAAGTCTTTTATTTGCGATCATTATATCATTCTCCTACGAACTTGGCAAGGTCTGGTGCAACCCAACCTTCAGGTTTTAGAACTTTTCCGTCCTCACGTTTGCGAACCTTTCCAGTGTCTGGATCAATCTTCGCAAAATTAGTTTTCATTACTTCTTCCCACGCACCTTCTCCGTCCCATCCTGCGGCACGAATTGCACCCATAGTAACAACAAGAAGATCAATTAGTGCATCAAGTTGTTCTACACGGTCATTATCTTCAAGTGCATCGTGTAGTTCTTGATATTCTTCTCTAATCAAGTTTAGATACATTAGATAGTTTTCAGGTGATGGTGATTGATCACACGCTGTTCCAAATGTGTCGATGTCTTTAAATGGATTCATAATGGTAACCTTCCTGTATAAAGATCAATACCTAAACTGATCATACCCATAGCAAACACTGCTATAATAAACACTTGTGCAATACGCACTGCAATATAATCTCCTAAGTTATCCATTATGCAAACTCTTTAAGACGATCCCAACGGAAAGAACGCCAACCTTGTGCATCAATATCCCAAACAACCTGCACTTCTTCATTGGGTGCACGGTTACGATTGATCTCTTCATCACTCGCAACTGGTTCTGGTAGAACTTGTGGATCTAGTGTTGCATTCATTTCACGTAGTGTTCCATCTGCCTTTTCAAAACAAATTTTCACTACACCTACACTTAGACGTTCTTTGAGGTCTTGTTTATTCATGATGTCATCCTCTTTAGTTTTTCAATTTCATCTTTTAATTTTAACTTTTTGATCTTTGCACTTCTGATAGTTTGTTCAGGTGCTTTTTCTGCTTCGAGAGCTTCAACAAGTTTGTGTTGGTGTCTATGTTTTTCTTCCAACCACGTAACTTTCTTTCTATTTGAGTTAGACAAAGAAATCCTCCAATGTATTGAGTTTCTCAGGAACCCAACCAAGTGCTTCAAGAATCGGTTCGATAGGTCCAAGAAATACTTTCTCAAACTGTTTCTCGTAATCAATGTACCGATCCAGTTCGAACTCTTTAGGTAGGACGCCTGGGAATGAGATCATATTCTCCTTCACAGGGTTTGGTTGTTTCAGGTAGACAAACTTGATCTTGTCACCAGACTTGATAGACTCATACTTCTTTTCAAGATCTTTGGACTTCAGGAACTGGTTGAACAGGATGCATCCACGCACGTGCATAGGACAACCTTTTTTGTATCCACCTTGGTGCATGTACTGTTCAATAGAGTTTGTACCTGAGTTTTTTGCAATGTCTTCTGGGGGTAGATTATAGAACTCTTTTTTGAAATTGGCAATAAATTCTTGCGTATCTTCTTCAGTTCCTTCCATAATAACCTTGAAAGACTCTTTCAGACGATCACGACAGATCTGCGGAGTAGAAGAACGTACAGATTCTAGACCAGTCACAGAGATCTTTGGTTCCTCATAGTGAACACCCTCAGAGTTCAGTGCGTTCATGATATAACGTTTCTTCGCAATGAACACAGACTTGTCAGTAATCTTCTCACGTTTCATGAACATTGCTTGACGGTATGCACCCATCTTCTTTGCAAGTTCTTCGTAACCTTTGTTGATGACGCCCTCTACCTTCGTAGCGCAGATTTTATCAAGGAACTTCTCACCTTGTTCACGTGTGATATCAACAGTACCAAACACCTCTTTGACCAAAGGTCCAAAGTTCACATAGATGGAATCGGTATCGATGTACACGATATAGTCGACATCCTCTGTCTTTAGAATCTTGTTGAGGTACGCATTCACAGACTTCTGTGCATAACGAACTGACAACTGACCAGAGGTAGTGATCGCCTCTGCGAATTCCATAATGTAATACAGGAAGTAAATGTTCGCAGTCGCACCATACAAAGAGTTCATGGAAATCTTGATAGACATCTGCGAGTTGTGCAACTGGGTTGCTTTCTTCTTCAGTTGAAGTTTACGTGCAGGATTCTTTTCAGTTTCCATCTCCTGTTCAACTGCAAGCATCTCTTTCTTGATCTGTTTACGACGATTGTAGTATTCATCAATGATATCAGGGATGATACCACGTCTCTCGTTCGAGAAACACACACCGTTCGCAGCGACAGACACCGTAGGATCATCGTTCTGGTAGTCATCATTCAGGACCATGTCCTGTGATACATTCTCCAAACGTTGGGGGATGTAAGTTTCAGGCGACATATTATACTGCAACATCAAGTGAGGATACAGTGAGTTCAAGTCAAATGAAACCACCCAAGGGTGCATCCCAACCTGTGGATCCTTTACGTAACCACCTACCAATTCGTCACCACGTTGGCCAGGACCATGTTTCAGTGGGGGGACAATACCTTCATTGATCAGACGACGATAGATCGTAGTCTCCCAGTAACCCACTGTACCGAACGCATCACGACAGTTCACGCCACCATCATATGCAAGAGTCATCACCAACGACATCAACGCAATCTCATCTTCGAAACGTTGGATCAACCAAGTATCTTTGAGGTTATAATCCAAGTAGAGTTGAGGGTTCTGTTCGTACAACGCAGTAAGGTTACCGTACTCAGAGTAGTCCAACTTCTTCTCACCCAACACAACGTGTGCGATGTGATCCAACTTGTACGTCTCCTGCGTACCATACTTGTATGCAAACTTCTTGAATGTGTCCAAGTAATCCACAACGTGAAGTCCAGAGATCGTGTAGGTATGTTGAGTCTTACCGAACATCTCTTTGGTATCTTTACGCAGACCCTTCCAAGGCGACAGTTCTTTCGCAGTGTTCTCACCACATACACGCATGATACGAGTCACCAGATACTGGATATCAAAGAACTCGACGTTCCATCCTGTAACGATATCTGGGTAATCATTCTTCCAGATCTGAATGAACCGAAGAAGTAGTGCCTTCTCGGTGTCGAACTTCATGAACTGAATTTCTTCTGGATCAATGTCAGTGATTGTTGCGTATTTGTCATAGTCCTTACGTCCCAGTAGATGGTACGTGTCAGACTTCGAAGACTTGTACGCAATCGAAGTAATCTCTTTGTCTGCAGTTTCAATATTTGCGTAACCATCACCAATATCAACCTCAATATCGAATGAGGCGATGTTGATCAGGTTCATGTCAAAGGGAACTTTGTTGGGGTACTTTTCTTGGATGAACTGTGCGACATAACTCTGTGTACCATGGATACCAAAGTTGGAAACATCTTTGTAGTCTTCCACAAACTGTTTCGCCTCCGCCATAGTGTCGAAGGTCTTCTTGTGTAGTGCACGATTCCCCATGAGGGAACGAAAGTCACCGTCATCTCGTTTGGTTTCTAGGTATAGAGATGGTTTGAAGTCAACCTTGCGTGAGAAACGTTTACCATTCTCGTATCCTCTCCAAAGGATCTTGTTACCGAATCGTTCGACGGATGTGTAGAATGAACTCATTGTGTACCTTGTGTTGCAGTGAGTGTGTGCATCTTTAGTAGTATACCAGAAACAGCGTCCTCTGTCAAGAACCCTTTTACGGAATCATAGTCTTCTGTGATGCCAGGCAACGTCACCATGTCACGTCCCTTGTACGCACCAATCTCATACAGACCAGACCGATTACCATAGGACATTTCGTTGCGGATGATACTCAGGGAATAGTCACCAAATTTGACATTCGCCTGAATACCTTCTGGGGAAAGTGTTTTCTTGAAAGTTAGATCTGAAAATCTCATGACAATTCTCCTTTACATGGGGAATGTCGGTATCCCCGCTGTCGTATCGTTTGCAATGCATATTGCTTGCATGTTGTTTGGTGGTATTCCATCTCGTCCACCAATCTGTTTTACTAGAAGTTCTCTTGCCATGAAACATTCTGTCATGGTGTTGTATACACCATCACCTGTGGTCATGACATTGCCGTTCCAGTACACTACCAATATCAAAACCCAATTTAACATATTTGTACCTTCTTGTCAAGTGTTATTACAAGACGATCTCACTAAAATTCTTGACCTTGGTGAATTTTATATGTGATGTAAACTTCTCTGCGAATTGATCTCCACGATGTGAGATAACAAAGATGTTGTCGTCTGTATTCAAATTGTGTAGAGTTTCGATTAGACTATCGATCCCCACACCGTCTAATGCGCCGTCAAGAGTTTCATCCAATAAAAGTAAATTTGTACTGACACTATTGCGTAGTTTAGCGACTGAACGCCATGCAAGCATGATTGACAAAGAGATACGAAGTTTCTCTCCTTCAGAGAAGGAAGCATATGAGAATGTATCACGGAAGCGAGACTTGATTACCTCGTTGAAGTTTTCATCCAACTGAAAGTCAACAAACAAGTCAAACGCACCCAAATATTTATTGATGAGTTTATTCATTACAGGGATATACTGTGCGATAATTCTCGCTTTGATACCACCGTCCTTTAGGATAGTCGAAAGGACACCCAACACTGACTGATTGTCTAGTAGTTCTGCACGATCCTTTTGCAGACCTTTTAATTCTTTTTCAAAAGATTTTAATTTGGATGTGTCGACTTCCTCTACCAATGCTTCTGCATTGTCTAGATCGTTTTTGTAAGACACAAGTGCGTTCTTCGCAATCTTGATCTCACCACGGTTCTCCTTGATCTCCAAGTTTTTGTTTTGAATTTGTTTTTCTACTTCAGAGATTTCTGCAATACGAGATTGGTATCCTTCGATTCGTTTATCGATTTCAACCATACCGCTCTCAATTTGGACTTTCTTGTCTTCTTTTTCTTGTATAACTGTTTCTTTAAAGTCATGTTCAATTCCTTGTTTACAGACAGGACAACTATCATTGTCATGGTAGAAGTTCAAGTCTTTCACGAAATTGCGCAGATTGTTACTCAGATCCCTACGAATATCTGTAGCTTGCGCAAACTTACTTTCGATACCTTCTTTATCAGATATCGTTTCATACAGAGATGCAATCTCTGATTCGATCCCTTCGATTAGATCTTTACACGACTCAATCTTATCCAAGTGAACAGACATTTTTTCACGGATCTTTTCTACTTCAGTCTCACGGATCTTACGAATAGATTCATTATGTTCCTGCGCACTTTCAATGCGTTGATTAACCATCTCAGTGTTGTAATCATTGTCAGTCAAAGAAGCACGGTTCTCTGCAATACGATCCTTCGCAAGAAGGTTCATAGTACTGAACACTTGTATGTCCAGAAGATCTTCAATGATTTCACGACGATGTGTTGCAGGAAGTTCCATAAACGGAACATACGTTGCACTACCAAGTACAACGATCTGATTGAACGATTTGTAGTTGATACCAAGGATAGACGTTTCAAGATGCGTTTGGTAGTCTTTTACCGCTGCATCCTGATCAATCAGTTTACCGTCTTTGATGATCTCAAAGAGATTGGGTTTCATCCCACGTCTAACTGTGTATTCGTTTCCACCAACACTGAAGTCGATTTCTACCACAAGGTCTTTCTTGTTGATAGAGTTCATCAACTGACCCTTATTGATCTTGCGGAAAGGTTTACCATACAACCCAAACGTAATTGCGTCCAACAATGTAGATTTCCCTGCACCGTTAGTACCGCTGATTAGTGTTGTTGGTTTTCTGTCTAGATCAATTTTTGTGAATACGTTACCAGTCGAAAGTATGTTCTTGTATCGAACTTGTTTAAAGTGTATTCTCATCCAAGATTCAAAGCCTCAAAATATAATTCATTTACCAAAGATTTGACTTTCTGTTTGTCAACAGTTGTATCCAAACTATCGATGTATTGGTGCAGGATCTCTTTCGTATCTTTGGTTTCATCCAAGATCTCTTCTGCACCAACGTTTTCAAGGTTCATAGAATCGTCAATAGATTTGATATCTACTGCACCGCTCTCTGATAATTTGTTCATGAACAGATCATAGAGATATGCATTTGTACGATTCTTGACAATCACCTTGATGTATGTGTCTTCCAACATAGACATGTCGAGACTGTTGATGTCGTCAACAGACATATCTTCATCATCGTAATCAATCTTATGGAATATTCTATACGGATTTTTTACTCTTGTCAAGTCTTTTGTTTCAGTATCGAACACATGGAACCCACGACGACCTTCATAGTCTGACCAAGTCATCTCATAAGGCGCACCAAGGTATTCGATGTTCGAGTACTTTGATGGGTGATGGAAGTGTCCTGAGTAGACCGCTTCAAAATTGTTGAAGACGCCCATGTCCAAACCGTGAGTACATACAGTACCCTTCATCATCTCGAAACCCTTGACTTCAAGATGACCCATCAATACTTGTGCGTCTGTACTTTCAATAGTCGCAAGGACAGATTCAATATTGTTTCGGTTGATCCAAGGCGTCATCAAGAACTTGGTGGAACCCATTTGCAGTTCTACTGCTTCGTTCTCGTAGAGTGTGAAGTTGTCATATTCACGCAGTAACAGATCCATGGAATTGATGTCATTGGTATTGGTATAATACGTTGTATGGTTACCAACCAGTGCATGATATTCGATATTTCGTTTTGCGAGTTCGTCAAAGAAGAATTCCTTTCCTCGTTTCAAACTGTTGTAATTAATAAACTTACGACGATCAAAAGTGTCGCCTAAGTCAAATACAACATTAATATCATTTTCATCAAGGTATGGAAAGAAGACATTTGAAAAGAATCGTTCTTGGTGATCCAAGAATACTTTACTGTCTCCACGCACACCAATGTGCATATCTGTTACGATAGCAATTTTCATTGACACAAATCCTCGTATTTTAATGTATATTTACGATGACCAGACTTATCGTGTTTGTGAACAATAAAGTCCATTGATCCATCACTGTAAGTATACCGTGTCTTTTTCCCAAAGTTTACGATCCCTATTAGGAGTCGTCTAATTTTTTTACTCATAATTGACCTGCGTCTCTCATCGCTGCTCTAATCTTTGTAGCAGAGATATCATGAATTTTCTCACCCAAATCATGTTCGGTGAACGTATAACCAACACCACGACCATAACTGATGTCAACGATGTTAGGAACCCTCATTATAACATACTCTTTTTCGTATGTAAAGCCCTCTTTTTCAAGAGCGTCTTCAATGTTCTTTACTACTGTGTTCCATGTAAAAGGGTTGTCGTTCTGTTCTACAGTTCGTCCTGCACCTGCGTCTCCATCAAAGTTGAAGACATCACGACACATGATCACAACTTGACCAGTCTCTGCGAGTGCACGTTTGAAAAGTTCTGTGTGTCCATCATGCCATGGTTGCCAGCGTCCCAACATCTGAGTCGTTGGTTTCTTCCAGTCAAACATCTTTAACTCCATATTTGATATATTTGTACCATAGTCTTTCATGGTAGTAGTATAAGACAAACTTGATTATCAAGTCTGCGAAAAAAACAAATCCCACCACCTTTGGCGGAACACCAAAGAACCATGCAATGAGTGCAGTCGTGACACTCGCAATGATTCTCCACGTCACCGCTTTTGCGAGATGACGTTTCTTATCGACAGTATTCGAGATCAAGGTATTTTTCCAACACCTTCGCTAGTTGTTCGTGTGTATCGTTAAACCACTTAGAGACGTGATAATCGTACTCATCAATTCTTGGTTCTTCGAACATTTTGTTTGTGTCTTCAAATCGACCCTCTTGAATGGTGTCCATCCAAATTGAAAAGTCTGCATTAAAGAACTGTCTTGCTTCGAATGTGGGTGCGATAAAGTCTGCGACTGCAACCTTACCTGCTTTGACCACACCATCTGAAAGAAACTTCATACGCATTGCTTGACGCATACGTCCTTCTGGTGAAAAGTCCCAGTCATTATTTTCTTCACGAATACGATCTGCATTTAAGTGGACACCGCCGACGAGTTTCGCCAGCGGTTCCGCAAGAGTAGATTTACCTGCACCAGGCAGACCGAAAACTAGAATTTTCATTCTTCGTCTTCCTTTTCTTCTTCAACAAATCCTTGTTCGTCACATTCTTTGATAGACGGACTACATTGCATTTCGAAGTAAGTATCTACATACTCCCAACCCAACGCTTCAACACCTTCTTGGTAATCTTCATCCCACGCTTCTTCGACTTCTTCGATCATCGATTCTTTGACATCTTCGTCAAGTTCTAGTTGATAAGAGTCGATGTGCCAGTATTCCCAACATCCATCCCAACAATCAATCATTTCCATATCGTAGTCTTCAGTGATGTCAACAAAAGAATCAGACTCACTCGGTAGAAGTTGATCCTTCAAGATCTCGAAAATGTCTCCATCAATAACAGGATTACCATCCTCATCATCTTCTGCGTGACCATAATCATACGCCCACTCTTCGATGGTATCATAATTAGGGTTAACTTCAATCCACTTGTCCAACTCTTCCTGTGTCTCTGGGATTGAAACCATGAAGGATCCCCAACGCCAACCCAACTCTTTACGTAGGTTGATGATTTTTCCTGTTTCTTCATCTTTACGTTGGAATAGTTCCCACTCTACAACAGACTTTTTATATGTGGGTTCAATACGATAATGTTTCATTTTTCAGTTCTCACTTCTTTTTCAGTTTGTCTTCAAATTCGTCAATAAAGTCATTAATATACTCTGGGGGTTCATTCATCACAATCGCATGTTCGTTACCGTCGATGCCTTGCATGTCTGACAACATCTTCTGTGATGATTTGAATCGAATATAAAGTTGTTTCTTTTCTTTTTGAATTCTACGCAAGAATGCATACCATATAATCTGTGTAAAATATGCAAAGGGATTCTTTGACTTTTCTGGATCAAAATTATGAATATACTGTAGACAATTCTCAATCCCATCTGAAATCATATCATCTTTATAAGAATAACCAGAAAAGTTTGGTTTCGTTGCAAGTCGATTAGCGATCATAAAGATACACTCACCGATGTAGTCTGGGACTCTGGGAATCTCTTCTCCTGAGTCTTCCGCCTCTTTGCACGCTTCCTTATACTGGATGAGTGAATTCAGAAGGTCTTTGTTATTGACATAGTTTTTTTTCTTTGACAATGTACAACTCCTTCTGTTGTGGTTATATGAGATACACTATACTATATTGTGTAAAGAATGTCAAGCGGATATTTTTTTGACATTCCATGAAAAAAGTTCTTGCCTTGTGGACTCAACATCGTTATAATCGGGCTATCCGCTTTAAAGAACTAATGCTGCTTAGCTACTGATTGGGACACTATAGATCTTAAAAGGAAACTCTTGATCTGAGTAGATCTCAATTCTTTTTCTAAAGTGGTTCATAGTATAGTTCGTAAACGAACCAGATGTCAAGTCATCTGCAATATCATACAGGACTGCTTTATCTGCATCATTACCTTTACGCAATGTTCTACCAATCGACTGCAACACCTTGATCTCAGATTTGGAACCAGATGCAAAGACCACATTGTCAAGTTTCTTCAAGTTCACGCCAGTCGAAAAGACACCATATGATGCAAGAATATTATGACGTTTCTCAGGATCATTCTCAACCAAGTGACGAATGCGTTCACGTTCTTCCCCTTTAGTTGCACCATATATGAAGTGAAGGTCTGTACCTTCTTTGCGAAGCAAAGGCTCTAGGATCTTACCATGTTTCTCAACCAAGTCAAACAAAATCAGATTGTTCTGTCCTTCAAGAGACCAGACAAGATTTCGAATAAACATGTTTCGTTTCTCGTTGTTTACTAAGAACTCACGTTCTGC